ATGATGAAATTAATTTTGATTCGCTAACAGGCACATTAACTAGACGTGCATTTTTTAACGAAGCATCGTTTATAGTTGATCATTTTTCATTAATCTTTATTGACTTAAACAAGTTTAAAGCAGTCAATGATGGTCCTGGTGGTCATTCTGCAGGTGATCAAGTCCTGGCTGTCGTAGCAAAACGATTGCAGCACTTACTTCGCGATAGCGATATTGTATGTCGTTACGGTGGTGATGAATTTGTTATTTTAATTAATAAAACAATTAGTACCAAAGTTATTAACATGATCATGGATAAGATTTATGATGCAATTAATAAACCTATTTTTACAGATGCAGGACCGCAACAAATTTCTTGTAGTATGGGCTATGCAACAAGTTTAGAAGCTAGTGATATTGATGATATAATCCACTTAGCTGACCAGCGCATGTATAAAGACAAAAATTTTATAGTTAAAGAAACCCAACACCTAAGGTGACATCATGGCTGCTAATATGACTAACTATGCAATTCAGTCTAGTCGTTTTAAACAACTACTTCTAGATTGTAATGGTATTGACAAAACAACTATTCAAGAAAAAAACTGGAAGGGACAACCCGAAGATAAAACATATCTTTATCTAACTGGTGAGGAATTTATTGTACCTCCAGACCAGTTTATTAGAATTAAATCAACTGCAACCAAAGGTACTGTTGCTAAGATTGTAGATATGGAACTCGACGTACAAGATGAACGGTGGGCTAAAGTCGAAGGACAAATTTCCGAATATAGTGCCACTTTAATTTACGAATCAATTGACAACAAAGGCAAGAAAAAGAAAGGTCGCATTCAAAAATCGTATGTTGATTTTATGGACCCGTTGGATCCTGAATACGGTAACTTAAAGTACGTCCGTAATGTAAAATCACATGCAGACAAAAAGAAAGAAGTTAAAAATCCTGTTAACAAATATCAACAGGAACTGCAAAGGGGTGATTGGGTTGTAGGCGTATTACCCCGCAAGCGTTTAGGTATTGGTCGAATTACACGTTGGACAAACCATAATGTTTGGGCTGTACCTGGTGATAACTTAGATGACAAGTCTAGAGAATTTAAGTTTGACACAATACAAGAAACTTTCACAATGCCAAATAGTGATCATACTGCATTATTGACAATGGCTGTATTAAAAGGATGGGACGGAAAATGACAAAAGAACTCGAAACTGGTAACCCAGCATTTGATCTAGCGATCAAACTTCAAAATCAAAATCGTAATTTACAAATCCGTCTCAACAGGGTCGAAGATATTGTAACTGAACAACATGCACAGATTAAAGAGTTAACAACCATTCTTAAAGAAGTGTATAATAAAACTATGGCAGTAGGTTAATATGAATAACCTAAGAAGATTGATAAGGTTTTTAATTGCACTCTTGCTCTTACCAATTTCATTGTTTATAATACTGTTTATTGCAATAACTGAATTAATTACTATTTTTGGTTATTGGTTATTTGATAAACCATCGCACGACGGGTATGAGCATTTTCAAGATACAAGAACGTTTATTGTAGTATTCACACATTGGCTGAGATTTCAGGACTAGATATGAAACGTAATTTAATGGATAGATTTTTTAGATGGTTTGTAAACCTAGATAGATATTACCAAGGATTATCACTTGGTGTTATTCTTGGGTTTTTTGTTTGTGCATTAATTTCGATTACAAGATAATGGCAGCTAACAAATATATTTGTTTTGACATGGGCGAAAAGGCCATGCAAATTGGTCAATCAATTCCTGACCATTCACAGAAGGCATTAGAGCTTTATGTTGTTGATGGTATTAAACCTGGTGGCTTCCTAGAAGCATGCCTAGCAGGTGATATGTTTCGGGCTGTTAAAACAGCAGACACAGCCAATGCTCAAAGAATGTGGGGCATTATGGATTGGGTGATGAATGTTATGCCACCACAGGCATGGGGTAGTTACGAACACATCGAATATTGGTGTGAAGATCCGGATGGTCACAGGGCTACGTTTAAGAAGTATGTCGAAGAACAAATAATTATGAAGAAACTTAAACAACCAGTTGACAACAACCAAACTGATCCAGTATAATAATTATAATGTTATTTTATAAAGAAAACCCAAATAAGGGAACGTTTGATCTAAAGACTGCTGATCAATTTTTTAAGAGTATCGACGATGCAGATGCTCATACAGTATGGCCGAAACTTTGTTCTGAAGTAGATGTGTTAGCTGTTATGTTAGCTAATTCAAAGGATACAAATACTGCGGTAGCGTTCCTAACAGATTTTGATCAATCACATTTTTCGAGTAAGCAACCCGAAGTTTCAAATATGAATGCTCCACAAAAAGAGCATTTCAAAAAAGCAACTGAGATTCGCAGATACTATACAAATAAACTTATGATGCGTAAAATAAAAGAAGGCAGAGTATCAAAGTTTCGCAAACACTTATACACATTACTCAACGATCAAGTTAACGAAGTAGATCAAGATCATATTAAAATTCTTTGTAAGATACAAGAGTTTTATGCATACGATATGAAACTTGAATCTATAGCAGCTGGCGCAGAAGAAATTAATCCACCTAAATTAGGTTTAGGTTGGTTCGAAGGTGAACAAAAACTCGCCTTTGTTGATAAAGCATACAGAAATACTAAAAGAATCAAACAATGGGAATATTGGTTCCGTGACGATCAGACTAAAGAGACCTATCGTATGATGTTTGATCTTAAAAACGAATTATTACCTTTGTTCAACCATTACCTAGAACAAAGGAATAATGAAATAACTATCACTGGTTATTTTTCAATGGCATCCTTAAATGGATTCCCAAACTTTAAATTTTATAATGTAAACAGATGGGACTTTGTCCCGGAGAAATAATATGACTGAAAAAACATTCACTGTTGTTGGTACTGCTATTAACGCTGACGGAACTATTAAAGTTCGTTGGGCGAACGATCTCGTAGCAAGGATTAAAATTCTTGACAAAGCAGGTTGCACCGACATTGATTTGATTGAGCTCGACGAAGGTATGACCAAACTCGATGCTGCAGAGTATTTCTATAATAATAAAGAAGGTCTTACAGATGACCAGAAAGAAATTCTCGCACATAAAATTGCAGAAAAGTCTAAGATGGCTAAACGTGCAGAAACTAAAGTAACTATCAGTGGTAACATTGATACAGCGGTTAAAACTGGAAAAGAGACAGATCCGAAAGTAGCGGCTTTTATTGAGAAAGAACTGTCTAAAGCATGACAGATACTCTAACGGATAATGTTCGTAATACATTGTTAGAGATCATGGGAATATTGTATGAGTCACACTTAGTAGAGGATGTTGATATGGCGGCTCTACTAAGACTCATGCAACTCCCAGACGAAACTGTTGCTGCATATGAAGGATGTGCTATCGCATTTGATGACGAATTCTTCGATGATTATGCTGAGCTAACAGGTGTTGATTTACGACCTACTGCGACTATGCACTAATGGAATCTGTAAAACATTTTATTACATCAAGTTATCATAGTGATAAACTTGCTTTTGTTTTAGAAACTGTTAGCTTGGTGTTTACTGTCGTTGCAAGTGTTTATGTTGCAATAGTAGCAGGTGATCCAGATTTACGTTATGCTTATCCTTTATTTTTAGTAGGTAGTATTTCCGGAACCATTGCGTTTTATCGTAGACAATTAATTATGCCACTTACTTTGAATAAGATATTTACAATAATAAATATCGTAGGATTAGGCCGAGCTATGGCTTGGTGGTAATAATATAAGGAAAAAAATAATATGTCTACACATGAACAAATTGTTGAACAATACGAAGCCTATCTTGCAGAACATGAAAAATTCGAAGAGAAAGGTGTTAAAGCTGCGGCAACTCGTGCTCGTAAAGCATTGGGTGAAATTGGCAAACTTGCTAAAGAACGCCGTAAAGAAATTATAGATAAGAAAAACGAGATGTAATATGACATATATAGGTCTACAGCGAACTTATACTGCAACGGTAGATGAAGATCCAGTTACTGGAGACCTATATATTCCCCTCCCAAAAGAACTTCTACAAGAACTAGGTTGGAGCCCAGATGATACTATTCATTGGATTGAAGAACCAAATGGTACATGGAGATTAACTAAAGTAGAAGAATGATTTTGACATAAATATGTAAAAAGGAACATATTATGTCAAAACAAATTGTTAATATTGGTAACTCGGCCAATGATGGTACTGGTGATCCACTTCGTACTTCATTCGAAAAAATCAATTCTAATGCCAATGAAATTTATGCAGGTTTAGCATCTGTAGCAAGACCATCTGCACCACTTGCCGCAACAGGCGATGAAGGTGACGTTGCTGGTATGGTTGCGTTTGATGCAGACTTCATTTATGTTTGCACAGGCATTTACGATGGTTCTACAATTATTTGGAAGCGTTCTCCAATTTCAGCTTGGTAATAATTCATGGCGCAACCAGAATGGGTAACCGAAGAAGGTAGTTTAGGCACAGTATCCGAAGGAGAGTTTTTCCAACTCTCGTTACTTGCCTATGATCCAGACACAGGTGATTCAGATGATTTATTCTTTAGATTATTATCTGGAGAACTTCCAGATGGTGTACAAGTTGGCGAGACCGGTTTAATTGCAGGCATTCCTAGAGCTGTTGCTAGTTCACAAGGTGTGCCAGAAGAGGTAGGAGCAAATGTTACATCTGAATTTTCTGTTAGAGTTTATACCAAAAATCTTTTGGGACAGATTGATACAGTACGTGATAGAACATTTAATATCACTGTAACTGGTCAAGATATTCCAGAATTTGATACGCCACCAGGCGAAATAGGTCGTTATTACGATGGCGAATACGTCGACCTGCAAATTGAATTCTCAGACGACGACCCAGGCGACGAAGTACAAGCATACATAGCCTCTGGTGAATTACCAGTTGGTTTATCAATGGATGAGAATGGTCGCATTACAGGGCACGTTGATCCAATATCATCATTGGATATAGATGGTACAGCAGGGTTTGATGACGAATCAATTAATTGGGACATCTATCCCTGGGACTTCGGTACCAGATCAATATCTAAAAACTACGAATTTTCAATTAAAATCACAGACGGTAAAGAATATAGACTAAGATCATTTTCTATTTTCGTTTATAGTCGTGATAGTATGACAGCAGACAACGAAGAACAGACAGCAGATGATACCTGGATTACTGCTGACACTGTTAATAAACGTACACCGTACATAGATAACTATGTGTCAGATATCGGGCGTTATAGACATGATAACTTCTTTGTTCATAATTTCGAAGGCATTGATCCCGACGGTGAACCAATATCATATCTATTAGCATCAGGTGAATTACCGCCAGGGTTAAACCTAGATATGGAGACTGGATACCTTTATGGTTATCTCGACGATATCGGTTTACAAGAAGTAACATATAATTTCAGCGTAATAGTTTATAAAGTAAACGAAGAAGTTTCAGGTGGTATTAATTTAATATCTGGCTGGGACGTTAGTACAGCAGGGTTTGATGAATTCCCATATGATTATGCAACTCCAGCAGTCGGAACAGCATATGAATATACAATGACACTTTACGGTGATATTGACACCGGTGTTACTTGGTTAAACGATGGTGTACAAATAAACACAGAAACAACATATGATGCATCGTGGATTACTTCAGATTTCTTAGGAGTAATTAATAACGGTGAGATTTCAACATTCTTTGTAGAAGCAGAACACAAAAATGGAGTTAGTTTACAATACCGTTTAGTTCCTGGTTCAAATTCAAGTTTACCACAAGGGCTAGAATTATTGCCATCAGGTAATATTTCAGGGCAGGTAAGTTTCCAAACATTTGCATTAGATGGTGGCACTACAACATTTGACGCAGAAGCAGAAACACGTTTAACAGTAGGTGAAGAAACCACATTTGATATGTTATTTGAATTCACCATCGAAGCATATAACTTAGATGAATTAGTCCGTGTTAGTAGACAGTTCTCGATATTAGTTAACAGAGAATATAATACACCAGCACAAACACTACGCATCGAAGCATATCCACCACAAGAAGATAGAGACATTGTTGAATCGTTAGTAAGAAACCAAGACATTATTAAACCAGAATGGGTTTATAGACCAGATGATCCTTGGTTTGGTTCTAACACTAAAGTATTCTACGAACATGCATACGGATTAAATCCATCAATCATGGGCGATTATATTGATAGTGTAACTACTAATCATTACCGTAAACAAATTACAATAGGTGATATTAGAACTGCTCGTGCATTATCTGATGATGGTGAAACAGTTTTATACGAAGTTGTATATGCACACATCAATGACGACCAAGAAAACAGCAAAGGCGAAAGTACAAGCCCAAGTATTACACAAGAGTTTTCGAGTTTAACAGGAACAGTAGGCGATACATTAACTGTATATCCAAATAGTTTTGATAACATGCGTAATGAAGTTGTAGATACTGTAGGTCAAATTGCTCCTATATTACCTCGTTGGATGTTAAGCAAACAAGAAGATGGTACGGTATTAGGGTTCACAAGAGCTTGGGTTATTGCTTATACAATCCCAGGGCAATCAGAACAAATGAAGTATCGTTTAGAAACTGATTTTGGTAACCAACTTAATATAGTGGATTTCCAAGCTGATCGTTATGTACTTGATAACTTTAGCATACAAGGATGGGATACTATAAATGGTGAATGGGATAAACCAGATCCAGAAACATTTGACGAAGATACTACAACCTTCGATACAGATGAAACTGAGTTTATTCGTAATTCAAGAATGACAACATTTGATAGACAATTTGGCGTCGAGAATGAAACTACGTTTGATGGTGGTTCAACTAAGTTTGTTATTAATTCAATTGACCGTGAGTATACCGATAAATATGATAAATATATTATATTTCCACAAGAAAGGATCATAGACAATGGCTAGTAGCATAAACCCAAATAACATAGACACGGCATATCCAGTTGCAGGTCAAGACAATGACTCACAAGGTTTCCGTGATAACTTTACAAACATTAAAACAAACTTCGAATATTCACAAGAAGAAATTGAAGATTTACAAAACAAAGTAATCTTGAAAGCAGGCTTAACAGGAACTACATTAAACAACGACATGGGCGGCGCATTAATTAGCGCAGCAAAATTACAAGACACTCGTGAAACGTGGGTTAACTTAGGCCTACAAAGTGGTAACGTTGAAGTAGACGTATCAGCAGGCGGCTTCCAAACATTACAAACATCAGGCGATGTATCACTTGACTTTACAGGTATTGCTGCATCTGGTGATTACGTTAAATGGAGAATGTTAATTGATGTTGCTAATATTGCTCACCAGGTAACATTACCGGTATCAGTTTCAGTTGGTGTTGATAACATCACAGGCTGGGAAGGTACAAGTCCTAACACAATCGATTACGGTACTGTAGGCAAACGTATGTATGAATTTTCAACATACGATGGCGGCTCATCAGTTATTATTGTTCCATTAATTCAATAATATCAAAATATATTGACTTTTGATTCAGGTTCAGTTATACTTTTATTTTAATAGGAGTATAATATTGAACCTGAATCCATTTAACGATATCGAAAAATTCCACATTGCATGTGACCAAGAACCTAGCTGTCCAAACTATGCAATGTATCTAGACTTAATCGCAGAAGAATACAAAGAACTTCAAGAAGCAATCGAAGACGAAAACAAAGTAGAACAATTAGATGCCCTAATTGATATTTTGGTCGTTACGATTGGTGCAATCCGTACTGGCGGTTTCAATGGCGCCGGAGCTTGGGAAGAAGTTATGCGTACCAACTTTGCTAAAATTGATCCGGAAACAGGCAAAGTACATAAACGTAAAGATGGCAAAGTATTAAAACCAGAAGGTTGGCAGCCACCACAATTAGACCAATTTATTTAAACATGGAACACCCATTCTTAAGCACAACAGAACTTAGTGAATTATCTATAGATGATATACAAGAAAAAATTTCTGAGATAACAAAGAAACTTGGCTTTGCGTATAGTATGAATAATCAACTTGTTGTTCATCAATTACAAATGGCCTTAGAAAGTTATAATGCAGCATTACAAAAGAAATTTGCCGATATGACCAAGAAAGAAGACGGCAATGATCACCAAGATAAAATTGATATATCATGACAAAAGATAAATTTGGACAGTTTGTTTATAATGAAGATGATGTTATTGATATCTTAATGCAGAATCCTGACATTTCAAGTTATAACGATTTCTTAATCAATGATAGCAATGTTAAAACTGTAAACAAATTTGCCAACAAAGAATTAGTTAAACCATATCAAGAGTTAGATATAACTATAGATGAGTTTGATAGAAATAACCAAGAAAATTGGTACATGCCAGACCAATACAAAGAAATGGACATTGCTGAACATATACTTAAACTTTGTAAGGAGGATTACGAACTACAAAGAGTAGGTGAGGAATTACTTCTATATCAAGAACGTGATTTGTTTGATCTATTAAAGTATCTTGTTTATCTTGTTGATACCATGAAGGAAAATAATATTATTTGGGGCGTAGGACGTGGTAGCTCTGTTAGCTCATATGTATTATATCTTTTAGGTATTCATAGAGTGGATAGCATCTTCTATGATTTAGATGTCCGAGAATTTTTAAGATAAATACTCATTATATACATACATAATTAACAGAGGTAATAATATGCCAAAAATGTACAAAACATCAAAAGGTGCTCAAATTGATATTGACGCCTTTACATCAAAACATGAAAATGTTCGAGCTGTAGGTAATATGGACGTTAATGCTCGTGGTGATTTGCTCGATAGTACAGATAAGAAAATACAAAGCAAGAACCAACGAGTAAGCGCACAGTACCGTAAACAGATTGGTACAACTGTAGCAGATGAGCCAATTTACTCTAGCCAACGTGCAGCAAAACGAGCGCAAAGCATCGCATCTGAATATGCATCATCAACAGAGCAGCCTGTTACAAAAACAATTGACGGGTTAGACACTCCGCTGCCAGTGGAAACAAAAACTGTTTCGCCAGACGTTGATCCAACAGTTCACAATGAACCTGTAACAGAAGAAGCAAAATCAACCGGTGGGTTAGCTAGTGCATTAGCAAAAGCTCGCGAAGCAAAACAAGAGCCGTTAAAAACACCTCAACAAATCGAACGCGAGAAACCTGGAGTTAGCAAAATCTAATGCAACCATTGGGTCGTAAACCTGTTAAGTTTCCATCTAAGACAGATTGTCATCCTCCCAAAGGATATAGCAACTGGTGGGAAGTAGAAATTAACCACCACGACCGTAAACGTGCTGATCGTAGAGAAGCTAAAAGAAACATTAGGAAAGAGATAAATGACTGCTAGAATAGATGAAACCGAAACTACAGTTACAATATATCCACCAGAGACGTTTGATTTTTCGTGTCACGAGCCGATAATGAAATCATATTAAGATATCGATTCGAATGTAAAGAGTTATATTGTTGATCTAAGAGGTACAAAATATATTGATAGCTCTGCATTGGGTATGTTATTACGAATTAGAGAAATATCAAAAGATAAAGTAAAAATTATAAATGCATCATCTGATATTATGGAAATTTTTAAAATTGCAAAATTCCAAAAATTGTTTATCATAAAAGGAGAATAAATGTCAACCATCACAAAATACAATATCAAAGGTCTTAAACCATTACATGATCATATTCTAGTAAAGGATATGGAGTTTGGTGAACGTAAAACATCTGGTGGGATTTTACTTCCTAAAGACGATGCCAAAACACAAGGTATTCGTCCACGTTGGGCAGAAGTATATGCAGTAGGTGATGACCAAACTGATGTACAGGTTGGTGAATATATTCTTGTTAAACATGGTAGATGGACACGTGGTATTACCGTTGATATCAATGGTGAAGAAATGGTACTACGCAGAGTCGACAATAACGACATACTACTAATAAGTGATGAACCACAAAGCGATGATACATTCTCTGAAGCTACACACGCCGACCATAAACAAAAGATTCTAGATGGTTCTTTACACAATGTCGGTACACAAAACGAAATTATTTTTTAATAAATAGTTTTATGAGATTATTCGAATTCAATGAGGATACTGATCCTCGCTTAGACCAACTAGCAAAACAAATTAAAAATGGTGATATGCCAGTAATTTATAATGCATCATATGTTGCCGATCAATCAATTTACACAATGGGTGATTTAGAAGAACTAGGATGGATGACTAAACGTTATACACATGATTCTTCGGGCGAGGTTGACGGATGGATACGTTCATATACTGGTCCTCAACCAGTATTAGTTAAAACACAAGGCGCTGACCAATTACAACAATTAAACCCGGGCGAAACTTTAGAATAATTTCAAAGAAATTTCATTGACCTCCTTTCTGGTATTTGCTATAATACAATCAGTTAGGAGGTTTTTTATGAATATATTTCTATTAGATTCTGATATTAATAAAAACGTGCAATCATACGGCGACAAACATGTTGTTAAAATGATTGTAGAACATGCCCAGATGCTCTCTGCTACTGTCAGGCTTGCTGGTTACGATGCTGGTTATAGGCTAACACATAAAAATCATCCATGCACAATTTGGACTAGAGAATCTCAATCTAATTACAATTACCTTCGAGACTTAACAGAAGCATTACATAAAGAATGGCAATTCCGATTCAATCATACTCGCAATCATAAATCCTGGGATATGATAGAAACCCTCCCGGACCCTAAATTAGAAGATAACGGGTTAACACCATTTGCACAAGCAATGCCAGACGAATACAGAGATGACGATGCTATCATTGCATACCGAAAGTATTACTTAGGTGAAAAGAAACATTTGTTCAAGTGGACAAAACGTAATCAACCAGAATGGACAAAACATGATTAAACGAGCAGTACCATTGTTCCCAGACGAGGAACGTACCGAAGCATACCACGAGGTTATGAAAAAGCTACACTACATAACTATTAATGCCTTTTCAACAGACACGGATGGATATGTCCATAATACATACCAGAAAGAAGTTTTTATGTTAAAATATCTATTAGATACAATGTATAACAAAATTAATCCCGAATGGAAGAAAGAGTGGGAACAAAAATTATTAGCACACAAATTATCAGAGGAATAAATGAGAGAACTTTGGACAGAAAAATATAGACCGGATAACGTAGACGGATATGTATTCCGTGACGTTGAACAAAAGAATCAAATCCAATCCTGGATTAATGAAAAAGCAATACCGCATTTACTATTCAGTGGTGCAGCAGGTGTAGGTAAAACTACATTGGCAAAAATCCTTATTAAACAAATCGGAGTTGAAGATTACGATGTGTTAGAGATCAACGCATCAAGGGAGAATAGCGTTGACACCATTAGAGAAAAGATTACAGGATTCGTGCAAACAATGCCCTTCGGTGATTTTAAGGTTGTCTTGCTTGATGAAGCGGATTACATTAGTCCCAATGGACAAGCCGCTCTCCGTGGGGTCATGGAAACATACCATGCGTCGGCAAGATTTATACTCACGTGTAATTATCCAAACCGCATTATTCCAGCACTCCATTCTCGTTGTCAAGGATTCCATATTGACAAAATTGACCAAACTGAGTTTACTGCTCGCATCGCTCAAGTATTAATTGATGAAGAAGTTACATTCGACATTGATACTTTAGACAGTTATGTTAAAGCAACTTATCCAGACTTGCGTAAATGTCTAAACATGACACAAATGAATTCAACGAGTGGTACACTTGTAGCACCACACGGTGACGAGGGCGGAAGCCAGGATTATAAGATTGATACTGTTAACTTAATGAAAGCAGGTAAAATTCGTGAGGCAAGACAACTACTGTTATCTAGTGTACGAGCAGAAGAAATGGAAGACTTATATCGTTGGATGTACGATAACTTAGATTTGTGGGGTAAAGATGACGAAGCAAAGGATAATGCAATACTTGTTATTAAAAAAGGACTAGTAGACCATAGTTTCGTTGCTGACCCAGAAATTAACTTAGCAGCAACTTTAGTGGAGTTAACTTCATGAGAATAAAACACGACGAAGCTATTAAACAATTTTTTGAGTTATTTTTTGAAGACTGGATGTCCAACGAAGACAAACAAGAATTTATTGTAGGTATTCTAGATGAAATGGGAATTACACTAGAAGAATTTGACAGGAACATCGAAATTGGTTTACAAAATGGTTACAGTGTTGAACAACAGATAGAACTCTGCAAGCATTTAATAACAGAATTAAAGGAAATTAAATGAGATATTTTATAGTAACATACAAGAAAAAAGCAGACGGGCAGTATGATGAAATTGTGTCCGTAGAAAACAAAGTAAAATCTAAAGTCGTAAGTATGGCTAATGTTATACTAGACTTCAAAGACAAAAAAGTTATTAAATTACGGTTAGAAGCAGGTATGCAAGTTGACAAAGATTGGGATAAAATACATGCTTATTACTTTGAACATTACAAAGACATCGTCGAAAAACTTGATACAAAATACGAAGCATTAGAAGCGTTAAAAGAAATTAATGGATAAGATAATATTAACAGATGTAGACGGTGTCTTGTTGAATTGGGAGTATGCCTTCCATGTCTGGATGAAAACCAAAGGGTGGAAGGTCCGTGTAGAAGATAAAGGACTGTTCTGGAACTTATCCAAACAATACGATATCACAGATGAGAAAGCGTTAGAGCTTGTCGAAATTTTTAATGAAAGTGCAGCAATAGGATTCCTGCCGCCATTGCGCGATGCTGTAACTTATGTTAATAAATTACATCATGAGCATGGTTATACTTTTCATGCTATCACTAGCATGAGTGATGATCCTTCTGCAGGTGAACTAAGACGTATGAACTTAGAAAAAGTATTTGGTGAAGAAATATTTGACAGAGTAGAATGTTTACCTATTGGCAGTCCTAAAAACCAATATCTCAAAAACTACACAGGTCGGGGTCATTACTGGATCGAAGATCATTTAGATAATGCCCGTGCTGGTTTAGATGTTGGTTTAAAACCATTACTAATGGAACACGGTTACAACCTAGGAATAAACAACCCAGGAATTACTGTGGTAAGAAGTTGGAAGGAAATTTACCAAATTATCATCGACGGTAAAATATCTGAGCCAGACTCTTCATATATTCATCATCAAGTTAATTAATCGTCTTTATATAAATCCAATACAGTGTCAATGATAGGGTGACGTTGTATGTCCTTTTTAGTTAAGTGACATACTTCGAAACCTTCATGACTACCATCAAGTTTCTTACAAATATCAATTAATCCATTTTCTTTACGTTTACGGTCTGTTTGTTCCACATCTCCAGTAACAACGATTTTTGATCCTTCTCCGATGCGTGTTAATAACATTTTCATTTGACCCGGTGTAGCATTTTGCATTTCATCTGCAATAATCCATGAGTCCTTAAATGTTCTACCACGCATAAAAGCCAATGGCGCGATCTCCACGATTTGCTCGTTTAGCATCCTCTCGATTTCTTGTTGTGAGTAGTATTCCTTGAGTACATCTAATAATGGCCTCGTCCATGGTGCCATCTTTTCTTCTAACGTGCCTGGTAGGAAACCGTGCTGTTCATCTTCCACGCCGATCGCCGGACGTGTTAATATAATTTTGTTGCAAGTTCCTTGTTTTAAACAACGAATGGCCGCTTGCATTGCTAGATAAGTCTTTCCTGTTCCAGCCGGTCCATACGCTATAACAATATCTGTCGTTTTATTTAGTAAGCCTACTATATATGTCTCTTGATTCAGTGACTTTGGGACGAGTCTAATATCTCTTGCTCGTGATTGTTGTTGAAAATTTATTATGTTTTCTTTTCGTAAAGCCTTTTTCTTTGACAAGTTATGTCTCCTTTTGTATAGTTAAAATTATTTACTTCTATATTATAACGATAATTACAATACATAGATCTTCGAAAGATTTTTACTAAATATACGGATTACTAAATGATCAAACCATTCAATGAAACATTAACCAACTTTGAGTTTACTAGAGAAAACCTTGTAAACTTAGAACCCTACTTTAATATCAACTTTCCAGAAGCAGATTTAAATGAGAAGAAAACATTCTTCCATAATATGCGTAAACTAGCAAGACAGAGTCTCGGGTTATCACATGCTATACAACATAATATAGTTCCTAAAATTATTGTACAAATGTCAAATTGTAACGAAGCTAAAGAAAAAGTATTATCAAAAGACTTCAATGAAGTTATTGGTTGTTATAGCATTGTTAAACGCAGTGATGCAATTACACTAAATGGCCTCACACTAAATGGTAGAAAGCAATGGTTTAGTAACTTGGATCAAGCTGACTATGCTGTTATGCAAATTGATTCAGACGAAGGTGTGAAACTTATTTGGATGGACTTGCATAACAAAGACTCGCACGAGTTAGACTATAACTTTTTTACACCAATCGGAATGGAAATTGCTAAAGCAGGTACACTTGTTGTTGATAATCACGAGTTAAACCCAGAACATATACTCGGTATACATGGTACTGAAATGTTTTTTAATCAAAGTAACTTTGCTAGTTACTGTTTTATTTCTAATCACTGTGGATTAACACATCAGCTATTTTTAGATATCAAAGAACATGCTAAGAAGTTTAATTATACCGGAGCAGACTTTGAATTAAACAAATTAGAAACTGAAGTTGCTACTATGCTAATGCAATGGGAAGAAAACTTAGATACATTAGGAGAAACCATTCCAACCAATGAATTTTGGAATAGACGTAACACACAATATGCATACAGCAAAAAAACATTAATTAGAGTAATTCAATTCATATTAGAAATTGGTGTTACTTATTATACTGATGCAAAATCAGAGTTTAGTCAACGTTATCGCGACGCTCTTACATTTTGTAGTCATATGCATCCATTGTATAAATTCGGACAAGAATTTTATCAACTAGATTTGAATACATACGATTAATAATAAATACTATATCATGGAAAAAGATTTCTTACAAGACGATCGTGCTTATTGGCAAGTAACCGAAACTATCAAAGACGTTTATATGTCTGATGGTAGTATGCAAACAATATTAGACTTTGAACGTGTATTAGATGAGGTTGATATCTATGCATTTAAACACTGGAGTGAAGGTGAACTAATCCGTGGTCCAGAGATTAGTCGTTATAAAGTGGCATGTACATTTATGTGGCCTGCAGACTTAATGCCAGACCCACGTGGTGCAAAACGTTTACTACCGTTTGATTGTGATGTTGAGTATATGAAAACAACAATCAAAGTTCCTGCCAAAGTAGAATCATACGATGACTTTAAACCTGGTACAAAGAAACCTTCTATGCGTGACATGCCTGTTTGGGTTGTAGAGATCACAATGCCAAAAGATTTAATGTCTGACATACGTGAGGGTAGCATCGAACTTGAAGGTCAGGACATTGACTTATCAGATTTAGATGCAGCATACGAGCAAGACTTAGACCAAGAAGATTTCGCACAAGAAGAAGTACAAGATCAAACAACCATTGCCGGCGAGAACCGAGATGATATGGAAGCCGACGAGGACGAATTTAATGTATAATAAAACGTTAAACGAAGGCTTGAACCACAAAGACATGGAAGGGTTAATTAAACAAACTGTCCATATTGATGAATTCGAATCTAAAATGGGCAGCGAAGATGAAATCTGTGTTATAAGTTTTTATGTAAGAAATAACAAAGTAGCAAACGACTTAATTGATTGGTTTGAAAAAGGATATGATTTCATATTAGATGCTGATCGTAGCCCTGGTGAAATTAAACCAAACCGTTTTCTGGTTTTCATTGAAGTAAAACGTAGATCATTTGTTCCGGCGTGGCTCGAAGAATTATTGAATGACTTAGGTACATTATGTGAGTATGAAAAGCCCGAAGATTGGATCATTTCATACAAAGATAAAGAATTTATCTTCAATAAAGAACAACTTAAAAAGACATTAATATTATCACCAAAAGATTATAGAGAAGCAAAAGAATTAGAATTAAACGAAATGCGTGAACAAGCCGGATTACCTACCAAACGCATTTACGAAAATGACAAAGACATAAAAGCATTTAAAGCTATAGCAGGTCTTTAATCTTATCTCCTTGACAAAATCAATTTGTTTTGCTATACTTTTTCGAGTATAAACAAATTATGAGTAGATTAATAGCATTCGGAGACAGTTTTACCTACGGAACAGACCTAAAAGATTGTGTCGAAGGTTCAGCAAAAGAGTTAGAAGAAAGAGAAAAGATTTCGAAATATCATTCCTCTGACCTTCCATTTGCATTTACCGACGAAATGGATTTTGATTTTAGAATACGTTCCGGATTCCACTACCCAAGCAAAAAAACTTGGCCAGCATTACTAGCAAAGTATTTAGATAAGGAATATGTTTGTCATGCTCGTCCAGGATCAAGTAATCATAAAATTACTAGATTGATATACAGATACTTAAATCATTTTAACGAAGATGATTTGTTAGTTATCAACTGGACATGGGTAGATAGATTAGAATGGTATAACGAAACGTTAGAAATAGAATCAAAGCGTTGGGAACAAATTCGACCAGACTCAACGAGCAAAGAAGCAAAGTTATATTATAAACATCTATTCTCTGAGTTACAAGCAAAGTACGACACGTTACAAAACATCATTGGCATTTATACTTTATTAAAATATAAAAACATTCCGTTTATAATGTCAATAGTCGACGACATTACATTAGATACAATGTGGAATAATCCTGTATATAATCAAAATATACAGAATGAAATTAAAGATAAATTAGTATGGTTTGAGGATAAAGGATTTTATCACTGGGCAAAAGATAAAAACTTTGCAATCAGCGAAACATGGCATCCGTTAGAAGAAGCACACGAAGCGGCATTTAAACACATAAGAGATAATTATGACTTTACCTAAACGAATATTTTTAACTGGTGTACCTGGATCACGTTGGTCGGGTATTGCACAAATAATCGAAGAACAAGTGCCAGGATTTAATACAACAGATCGAACACCAGAGCGAGATTATACACATCATTCATATAGCGGTCATAAAGGTGCATACTTTGGCACAGGCATGGAATTTGAACCTAATTGTTCGTTTACAGATGAAGCATGGCAGGATCCTAACGCAGGCTGTATGATAGTTAAGTCTCACGAATGGGCACACGACCTTAAAGGCATTCACATATATCGAACATATAAGCAAGGTGATTGGATTATGCTTGTTTATAGACCAGATATGGCCAGTTATGCTTGGTGGCATGAAGCAGGCGGGTTTAAAATAACTTACCCTAAGTATGATTGGTATCAAGACAGTGCAAACATGTTAACTGAGATACAAAGGCAAAATAAAAAGATACTTGAGTTTGCGTATGATGTAGATGCAAAGTGGAGTCACTTTTCAAGTACATGGGTAGAAGAAACATTCGGACATAAAGTAGAAATACCAGATATATGGCCAGACATATTAGTAACAATGGTAAAGAAATGAATAGAAAAATATATAAAAAATTAAATGAAATCATAAAAGATAGTCCTCATGTATTGTTAAACAAGAACGCAATGCGTGAAGTAATAAACTGTACATTTCATTCTGATATAGAAGATATGCCGGACAGCTTAGTTGATATTGCTCATGTAATCAACGAAGAAGTATTAAGTAATTACTTTGCTAAAGTTTGGCAACCAGAAACAAAGAAATACAAGTACAGTGGATTAGCAATTATAGATCAAGTTAACGCATTGAACCCAAAAGCTGTATTAGATGTTGGCTGTGGTTATAATGAATTTAAAGGTAAGATACAAAACTTAACAGGCATTGATCCTTTTAATACTCGTGCTGACATAATGTTACATACATTAGAATATGAAACAGATATTGAGTATGATGTTACTATTTGTTTAGGTAGTATTAACTTTGGTAGTGCGGATAAAATTGTTAACGAGATTAAAAAGGTTGTTGGCTTAACAAAGAAAGGTGGATTAATTATATTCCGCGCCAATCCAGGAATACAACATCAAGATAAACATGCAGAATGGATTGATTTCTTTGAATGGGATCAAGCATTTATTATGAATGTAGCCCATACATTTAACTGCGAGGTTTTACAATTAAGAATTGATGAACCAGCAGACAAAAACCAAACATTTAAAAACGGCGAACGTTTTTATTTTGTATTCGAAAAACAATAATAAATAAACCAGTATAACGATTGTTATACTTCAAATCTTTAGAGTAAAGATTCCAAAAGCGATTGCTTTAACATTTTAATTAAAGTATAATACACCCAATGGAATTTTATTTACTCGCATTTTTAGCATTATTCGCAGGAATAGTTTATGGACTATTAATTGGCATTATTCCAGCAGCAGGAGCAACAACAGGCCTCGTAGCCTTGTTTCCTTTTATTGTTGCGTTAAAGTCAGTTGATCCTTATCTAGCCGTTATATTCATTACAGCAGTTGTCGCAGCAAGTACAACAGGGGATACCTTTGCATCTGTGTTATTAGGTATACCTGGTGCTAATAGTTCCGCAGCAACAATGGTTGATGGGTTTCCGTTAGCACAACAAGGTAAGGCAACGTATGCATTAAGCGCAGCCATCACAACAAGCACGGTAAATGGCTTAATATGGGGTTCGGCTGTATTCTTATTGTTACCTTATTATTATGACTTTGTTATATTGCCGCCAACAGAAGGTGGTGTAGGACAAGCAGAATTATGGGCAATGTGTGTCCTTGCTTTTGTTACTGTCGGCTTTGTATCTAATCAATATTGGATACGTTCTTTAGTAGCATTATCATTGGGCGTGTTCTTAGCAATGATTGGAACTGATCCAGTAACAGCAGAGCCACGATTTACAATGGGTTTTGAATTCTTGTCTGGTAGTGGCGTAGGTAAAGGCATTCCGCTTATTCCTGTTATTGCTGGATTGTTTGCAATGCCTGAGATTTTACTCGCACTAAAGAAAACAGCATTAGCAGAAAGACGCGACTTAGGTGAGCATACACAACAACTTTGGGATGGGATTAAAGTATCATTTAAAGAATGGAAGCTATCAATGCGTGGAGGATTAATTGGATCTATTATTGGATTCCTGCCAGGCTTAGGTGGTGCTATGTCTGATTGGTTAAGCTATGGTCAAGCCGTAGCAACTAACCCAAAAGAAAAGTTTGGTAACGGTAACATTAAAGGTGTCATTGGACCGGAAGGTAGTAACAATGCACAAAAGGCTAGTTCATTTATTCCTACTATTTTGTTTGGTATTCCAGGAGCACCATTTGCTGCAATAGTAATTGGATTATTTGGTGCTGTAGGATTCGAACTAACTTTAGAAGGACAAAGTCTATTAGGTGACAAGTTATTCTTTAATAGCTTGAGCATTGGCTTTTTAGGTGCAACATTAATAACAGGACTATTATGTTTGTACTTCATGCGATACTTTACAATGATTGCTTATGTGCCTTACAAATACTATTTCCCATTCTTACTGATATTCATATTATGGGCAACTTACACAAGTGGCTTCGGGACATACGGAATAGAAAACATAATCTTATTATTAATATTTACATTGTTAGGTTTAGCAATGAGACAATTTAAGTTTAGTAGACCAGCAATGATGATTGGATTTATATTAGGTGATAAAATTGAACTACTAACATACCAACTAAAATTATACAACATAGGTGGTTATCCTTTAATACAAATAAAGTCTTGGTTTACAGGTGAGTCTGTAGGCAAAGGACAACTTATGATGGCAAGCATGGATTCAAAAGATTTACTAGGACACCCATTGTTTGTTATTATTTTTACATTAATTTTTATTGTTCTAGCGTGGGGTTGGAAGAATAAAGGAAACATTAACTATTCATAGGAGAAAAAAATGAAATTTAAAAATATAGTAATCGCAGCAGCATTAGTTTCAACTTCTGCATACGCTGATGTTGAGCTTATGTCACCACAGAAACCTGGTGGTGGTACAAGTGTATGGGCTGAAATTGTAGCAAAAGAATTTGCTAAGGCACCAGCATTAGAAGGCGAGAATGTTGTGATTTCTTACAACCCTGGCGCACGTGATAAGGCAGGTCCTAACAAATTTCACAATACAGTACGTCATGAAAATGATAATGTAATTATGGTATCACATGGTGGTAACGGTGTATCGTTTGTGCAGGAAAAAGTAGATTACGATTATCGTGAATACGATTCAGTATGTCATCAAAACTTAAACATCATCGTTGCAAAACGTACAGGTGTTAACGAAGACGATGGCTTCTCATTTGCAGCAGGATCTGGTATGGTTCCAGAAGGTATCGCTATTGCATTAATGATTGGTGGTCCAGATAAAACCACTGATGAATACATTGCTATCTTTAAAGATAAAGTAGCATGGGTATCAGGCATGTCAGGTGGCGAACGTCGACTAGCTTTCCAACGCGGTGAGTTACTTGGTTCACGTGAGAACCCAGCAGCATACAAAAAGAAAGTAGAACCTATTATTGCCAAAGGTGAAGCTGAAACTTGGTTCCATCATGGTGTACTAGATATTTCAACTGGTAAACACAACGATGATCCTAACTATGCAGGTAAACGGTTTGAAGATGTGTTTAAAGCAAAATGGGGTAAAGCACCTAGTGGCGAACTTTATGATGCATACACGTTGATTCACACATGGCGTGATAGTATTCAAAAAGCATTGTGGGTTAACAAAGGTAATCCTAATACCGAGAAGTATCGTTTAGCTTGTAAACAAATGGCAGAGAATCCTGAATCAGCATCAGTATTCCATCAGAAGATTGGAGAGTATGATTGGGTTATCGGTGAAGATGGTAACAAAACTGTTGATATCTTAATGGGTCTTGCTACTGAAGATGCTCTAAAAACACTGGTTAAGTTCAACACACAAGCCTTAGGTCTTAGATCAGTATATAAAGAAAACTTAGTAAAATAAATTAGATAAAGTGCCTTGATAATACAGGGCACCTATCTTTTTTAATAAGTATTATAATGACACTAACACAAAGACTAGAAGAATTCACACCACCTACGAGAGAAATGTTATTAGAGCTTCTAATAATACTATATCAAAATGGGTTGAATAACGTTAACTTCGGTAACTTAATGAAACTTGTTCACTTTGATCCATCACTAGAAGATGAAGGGTTTGATGTTGATTTAGATACAGATGAATTTACAACATTATACAAAGATTGGTGGGATCGACAAGCGAACCAAGACGAACAATATGAAGTACATGTTACCACCGATGAAAAAGAATATATCTTTACATTAGATGAAGGCGACAACATAGAAGAACAAGTCGACGCAGCATTCGAAGAATTAGAAGAAGAACTAAGTGCCAACGACAGAAACAAAAACAAAAACCTACACTGATCCTGTATTCATTGTTAAATGGGCTAGTGCTATAATAATTCTAATAGCAATGGTATTCCATGTATTAGGCATGACTCCGTGGAACAGTTACTTACAACTAATTGGCGCGAGCGGTTGGGTTTATGTAGGATATAAGTGGAATGAAAAAGCTATTATAACTAACTTTCTTCCTCAATTTTTTATAATAATTCCTGGCCTCATATACTTATGGAATAATTAATATTATGCGTGATCCGTATGAAGTATTAGGTGTTAAAAAAACAGCCACCCAAGATGAAATTAAAAAAGCATATCGCAAACTAGCGATGCAGCATCATCCTGACCGCGGCGGTGATGAAACTAATTTAAAGAAATTGGTGATGCGTATGCTATAGTAGGTGATGAATCTAAACGTAAGCAACATGACCAATTTGGAAACGGAGAACATTTTAGGGAATTTAACTTTAGACAAGGTCAAGACTTTAATAGTGTATTCAACGACTTCTTTAATCACTCGCAAAGACAACATCGTAGAACGAATATCGTCAGGGTTAGACTAATTGTCGAATTAGAAACTATTGCTACCGGCGGCAAAAAGATAGTTACAATTCAAGATGCCTCTGGCCAGGTAAGATCAGCAGAAATTGAAATTCCGTTAGGTATAAACGACGGAGATGTTATTAGCTACCCAAATTTAATTCCTAATTCTGAAGTACACATAATATTCAATATACAAGATGATAAGGAATGGTTAAGACATGGATTAGATTTAACTAAGGAATATACCTTAGACTTTTGGGATTTCATACTAGGAAAGAAATTAGAAGTTGAAACTATTTTAGGACAAAAAATTGTACTAACTGTACCAGCAAAAAGTCAACCTAATACCTTAATGAGGGTCAAAGGCAAAGGGTTAAAAGGAAAACATAACAGACAGGGAGATATGTATGTTAAGTTACTTGCTCGATTACCGAAAAATATTCCAACCGAGTTAATTAAATCAATAAAAGACTTGCAAGAATAAATATTTTTATGTTAAAATTAGTAAAAGCGAAAAAGACAGGAATGAAGGATGTTGATTTTACAGCACCTTTTAAAAATCAGAAACTTGGTTTAGAAATGTTAATAACATTAAACACTACAGACAAAGACTATATAATTGGTCCAGATGTTGGTGAACAAGTTAATTTATTAGTAACAAAAGAAAAACCACATTATTATTTTAATCCTGTTATAGAATACAAAGATGAGGATAATATTAAAGATTTTGTTAAGTTTACAGATTATTTAGGTAATATTAAACGTACAGAATTATCACCATTTTTAGAAGAGGCTATAAAAAGTCTTAAACCTACTAAGAAAAAAACTACTAGGAAGAAAAAAGCCAATGCAAGTAAATCCAGAGATTGAACAAATTACAGAATATGCAATTCACATTGCAAAACAGAAGAAACATGAATATGTATTAACAGAACATTTACTGTTAGCACTTATTCGATTCGAACCATTTGATGAAGTATTAAAGAACTACGGAGTTGATACTGATTTATTTGATTCAGAACTCGAAGGATATTTAGTCAATCTTAAAAATATTGTTAACCCACAATACAAAGACACACCAAAACGTACAAATGCATTAGAACGCATATTCAATAGAGCAGGAACACAAGTTCTTTTCTCTGGACGTAAACAAATTACAACCATTGATCTTTACCTAAGTATTTCTGCAGAAACAAATAGTCATGCATCTTACTTCTTATTGAAACACGGTGTCGATAAAGATTCATTTGTTGAGCACTGGAACAAGAGTTACAAAGAAGGCGCTAAAGTAACATTAAACAACGACCAAGCGGAAGACATTCTGTATGAGCACTGTACTAACTTAACCGAATTAGCAGAAGAAGGTAAGTTCGAACCATTGATTGGTCGTGCAAACGAAATTCAAGACGCGGTTGAAATTCTTGCTAAGAAGTTTAAATCAAATGTACTAATGGTAGGTGACCCTGGCGTTGGTAAAACAGCAATCGTAGAAGGCCTTGCACAGGAAATAGCCGAAGGTGATGTTCCTGAGTTTCTTAAAGGACATACAGTATGGTCATTGGAAGTTGGATCTTTATTAGCTGGTTCGAAGTATCGTGGTGAGTTTGAAGAAAAGTTCCAAGAAGTTATTAAAGCATTGGAAACACTTAATAACGGTATCTTGTTCATCGACGAAGCACACACTATGTCAGGTGCTGGTGCTGGTAGCAATGGCAACTTAGATATGGCCAACATGTTAAAGCCTGCTATTACACGCGGCAAACTTAAAGTAATTGCTTCAACTACCTGGGAAGAGTTTTACGAAACATTTGAACAGGATCGTGCATTAATGCGTCGATTCTATAAACTCAATATCGACGAGCCAGATCATGATACAACTATCAAAATCCTAAACGGACTTTCTAGTCGACTCGAAGAATTCCACAGCGTTCGAATCGATAAAGAGGCCTGTATTACTGCGGTGGACTTAGCAACACGTTATATCCACGATAGACAGAATCCAGATAAATCAATCGATCTATTAGATGCGGCATGTGCTAAACAACGTGCTAAAGATAATAAGGATGTTGAGATTACACCAGACCTTATTTTCAGAGAAGCAGAGAAGATTACTACTGTTCCTGTTGAACGTCTTAAAAATGAAGATTGTAATAAGGTGCGCGACTTAGGAGCCAACATCAAAGAGAAACTTTACGGTCAAGATGACGCAGTAGATGAAATGCTTGATCGTATCTATGTTAGCTTCGGTGGATTAACTACAGAAAATAAACCAGTTGCTAGCTTCTTATTACTTGGACCTACAGGCTGCGGTAAAACTGAGTTTGCTAAATTGTTAAGCAAGAACCTAGACATGGAACTGTTACGTTATGACATGTCAGAATATCAAGAACGACATAGTGTGTCACAGTTAATTGGTGCACCGCCTGGATATGTAGGATACGAAGATGGTAATTTAGGTGGTGGTAAACTTATTCAAGACATTACTAAAGATCCATATAGTATCTTATTGTTTGATGAAATTGAAAAGGCTCATCCAGATGTGTCTAACATTATGTTACAGATGCTCGACGAAGGACATATTACAAGTTCTTCAGGAAAAACAGTAAATATAAAGAACTGCATTATTTTATTAACAAGTAACTTAGGTGCAAGAGATAACGAAAACTTTAACATCGGCTTTGGGCAAGACTTAGAAAAGTCTGGAGAAGAAGATAAAGCTGTTAAAGAGTTCTTCAAACCTGAATTGCGTAATAGATTAGATGCGATTGTTAAGTTCAACAAATTAGATGAGCTAAGTATTAAGAAGGTTGTTAATAAGTTTATTATAGATCTTAAAGAACAACTTAAAAATAAAAATATTAAAATTAATGTTACTGAAGCTGTAATTGATTTTCTTGCAGATGTTGGTTATGATAGCAAAATGGGTGCTAGACCTATATCAAGAAAAATCAATGAATTACTTAAAGTACCGCTAAGTAAAAAGATATTATTTGAAAATCTTAAAGACACAACATTAACAGTTCTTTTAGATGGTGAAGAAATAATCTTCGAACAGAATAATAAATTAACAACGGAGAAAATGCCCGAGGGCACAATAAGCGACGATGGATACATTGTCTTGGACCAATTCAAACCTAAATTATAGTATAAAGAAAAGCAATAAACTATTCTTTAATGAGTATCAATGGTCTGCATGTGGGTATCTTCAAGAAGTTAATTCTGTACGAGGATTAACCAGTGTCGGATTAGATGAACGCTTACGAATTAAAGAAAGATATAAACGTTCGGGGTTTTATGTACCGCGTTCACTTGGTATGGTTGGCTCAATGCATAGAGAACCGATTACCGATATCACAAAAGAAAACTTAAATTCATTTATTAACTTCTTCAATGAACAGGATCTTAAATATCGGTTGGTTCTTACAACACACCGTTTTTATTGTTATTCGAATAATATACCGTTTTTAGAAGAATTATTAACATTGCCTGGTATAGTAGATCCCGGCATAACAGAAATAAAGATTAATTCCGATTCGGGTTCATTGGTTAGAAAAAATTCTGATTACAAGTATAGAACTTATTTAAAAACGTGTATTGTAACAAACGATCACAAACAAAAACTAAAACAATTTTTAAAGATTTATCACGATACAGTTGTACCATGTCGAACTTTTAAACGTTGGTTAAATTTTCCAAGTAAATACTGTCAAGAACATTTTTTCTTTGACTATAATGATCCTGGCATAGAAACTATTTTTAATATATGTGCGCCCGGACTTTTAAAGAAAACATACAACATAATTAATGAGGAAATATAAATGGCTAAAGTAGTTGAAAACGCATTAACAATTAAGTTCAGTAAATTAGTACGTGATGATGATGAAACACAAACAGTATTAACAGCAGACATCTTAGAAAACTTAGATGCAGTTTTAAAAGAGCTTGCCGGCGAAGGCGTACTAGTAGAAATTTACCCAGCTGACGATTAATACTTTCGCATAAATACTACATTATGCGTAAAATAGTAATTTATCCCGGTCGATTCCACCCATTTCATAAAGGTCATGCAGGCACCTACGAAACGTTAGTTAAACAGTATGGTGCTAATAATGTCTTTGTGGTTAGTTCTGGCAAACAGGCACCTGTAACAAGTCCTTTTAGTTTTGAACAAAAGACTGTAATGATGCAAGAACTTGGTGTTCCTGCTCAACAGATTGTACAAGTTAAAAGCCCGTACAATGCTGTAGAAGTTACAAGTCAATTTGATGCAAACAACACCGCAGTAATTTATGCATTAAGTCAAAAGGATGTTGATCGCATTAGTTTCAAACCAAAGAAAGATGGAAGCCCAAGTTACTTACAACCACTAACAAATAAACTAGCACCTATGTCAGAACACGGATATGTTTTTGTTGCTCCTACTATTAACTTTACAATACTAGGTAAATCAATTAAAAGTGCTAGTGAAATTAGAAAAATGTATATCGAAGGTGATGACGAAACTCGTATGAAAGTTATCACAGACTTATACGGTAATCCAAACGAACGCATTAAAGAAATATTTGATAAAGAATTATCGTTAGCAGAAAGCATTTCTAGATTAGAAGAATCACTATTTAGAATGCCGTTAACAGAATCAAGAGATGATATTGCTAATAGATATTTAGATATCATGAAACAAATTAAAATATTAGAACAAGAAGCAGCAGAAGATGAAATTAACGGAATTAGATAATAAGAAACTAGACGATCACATCAACTTCCACGATGAACTCAATCCAGAGTTATGGGATGGAACCGATATGAAGACTGATGTGCGTATTGCATTATTACGCATTGCTGATGACTTCCGTGAACATTTAGGTCTCGAAGATTTAGTAATCGAAGACTTACAAGTATCTGGTTCTAATGCTGCATTCACTTACACACCTTATAGTGATATTGATTTACATCTTATCGTTGATTTTAAAAAATTAACTCAATCAGAAGTATATTCAGAATTATTTAACGCCAAGAAGTCACAGTATAATGATGCACACGATATCAAAGTAAAAGGATTTGATGTTGAATTATATGTTCAAGACAGTAACCAACCACATATTAGTATGGGTATCTATAGTGTTGCCAATAAAGATTGGATTAAGATACCAACTCAACAACGTGCTAACTTAGATGAAGATTTAACATTCGAAAAGTACGAAAAACTAAAAGAATTATTATTACATGCCATCGCATCGAATGATTTAGATGCCGTAGATAATGTTGCTGATGTTGTACGCAGATATCGCAAAGCAGGATTAGCAGAAGGTGGCGAATTCAGTCCAGAGAATTTAGCATTTAAGATGCTTCGTAATCATGGTTACATCGGTCGTTTATATGCTCGTAGATTAGAATTAGAAGATCAAGAATTAAGTTTAGAACATGTTGAACAAGAATCGTTAGAAGAATCATTTAGACGTGCAATGGGATTAGAAACAATGCCAGCACAAAAACGTATCACACAAGACTTCCACCCAATGGTAGCAATGATTTTTAAGAATGATGTAGAGCATATAGAACGTGCATTAGACTTAGCAGAACGTGCAAAAGATTATGCTAATGCCAAACAATTATTAGAAGACGAAATGTACACACACGACATGCCAATGTCGTCAAGTTGGTCAAACGATTGGGATGCCAAAAATCATATCGAATCTATAGTTTGGAAAATAGAATCACAAGATTTAAAACCAAAGGTAGTACATGTTGATCCACGTAACTTACAAGCAACACAAGATTGGTTAAGTAACACAGGCGGTGGTGAATCAGTATTTCAAGACTACGAAGACTTCCCTGTTGTATATAAAGACCAAGATGGTATGCACATCATCGACGGGCACCATAGAACAAATAAAGCAGTAAAATCTAAATTACGCTCAATCCCAGTTTACCTGTTTAGCGAACAACTTGACGAAGGTATAGGCACAGACATGTTATTATCTCTGTTTCCAGAATTTATATTAGATTGGTTACGTTCAAAACTACATCAAAAAAATTATGAAACTGCAACAGAGATATTCATAAAGATTATGAATGATCCATCTCGTGACATTCCAAAAGAATTTGCATTACTTAAAGCAGCTCAAGTAGCAGGATTAAGTAATCGAAAAGAAATACAACAACTTCGAAACGCATTATCAAAAAAAAATATGAATGAAGCTGTAGGTATTATTACTAAACAAAATCAAACAGTAGATGTTGGTCCAGACCAAATTAGAATCGAAGCAGAAAAAATGGGCTTTGATGTTGACAAAGGTGGTATTCCAGCCAACATGCGTAAAGAATCAAGACACTTAGGTCTTAACGAATCTCTAAAAAAAACCGTAAATAAAATCATACATGATGAGTTACAAGAAGAACAGGTAAACGAAGAACCTGTTTGGTCGTCATGGATTTCAGACTTAGATCATTATAAATTTAAAGATGGTAGTCAAGGTGTAATGATGACTACACATGGTGGTCGCGAATACTTCATCAATGGTGTCGACGAGGAGGAATTTACCGCTTGGATGAATGCACCATCAAAAGGGAAACACTGGTGGGAATCAATTAAATACTTTTACTAACCTTACAGTTATCAAAGTGATACATTTTCATCCCAGGTCCACCACCTACTTTACCGCAATGCGGGCAAGTTACTTTAACTCTTTTCTTACCTTTGTTTATTTGAGAAATCTTTTGTTTAACTTCGTCGGAATGTTGTTTTCCATACATCGGATTATTTTTGCCAGTTGATGCTTTTCTAATTTTCTCAATGGATTCCTGTGTGTGCTTCTTACCATAAAAAGGATTTTTCTCTCCTCTATGCGATAAAGAGTTTTTTAAGTTATGTTCCGTTGTTTTGGGTTTACCTTTTTTTGACTTACTCATTTTTTGTTTCGATTCTTCTGTATGCTTTTTGCCAAGCATATTACAAGGACCAGGCATACCGGTTGTATCAAACCCAACAGACGTTTGTTTTGATTTATTATAAAATAATTTATTTGTAGATACATTATATTGCTCATGTAAAGATATTTCGTGTTCGAGAGCATCTTCTCTGGTATTCCAAATATTCAAAATTTGTTTTGTGAAATTTTCAATGCCAAATTTAGTAATATCCTCTTTTAAATATTTACTTGAACTCCAATACTGATCTTCGTTGGGCTCACAGTCACAAGATCTTACTCCAATATATTGCATATCATTTAACGTATTTGTAATCATATAAGTATAATGTTTCATACTATTATTTATGTTTTAGGACGGACATTAAGTATTTCTATACATAATTCACTAAATACTTTTAACATCTTTTAAAGGGGTTTCAAAATGACTGATTATGACAGTATCACCGAAACCGAGTGCGAGTATTGCGAGAAGTTTACATCATATTATCACGATGAATTAGAATGCTCAGCTCACTACTATGTAACTCATAGTGACACTGACAAGGAACTAACAAAGTCAGAAAGAAGAAGAATTTTTAGCAAAAAGAAAAAATTAAAAACTAGTTGCAAGAAGCAACGCAGAAGAAAAGAAAAAGATTTAATTCAATATTATTGCTCTACTAAAAAGTAAACATTATTTTAGCGATAAATAGCATTATGTTCGCTAAAATACTTGTTGATTTATATTGTGACTGGGATGGAATCCCACCTACCTATCGTATTTTTGCGGATAACGAATTATTAGCAGAACGAGAATATGTCTGGAATGATCCTGTATATGTTACTGAAATTATACAGGTTGAGTTTCCAATGGATGAACCAAAGTTTATTCATTTAGAAACAGTTAATCCAAATATAAGTAATTTCCGTTTTGAAAACCAAAGAATTAAATACTGCGAGCACAGTGTTAAAATGATAAGAGACACTGACACACGTTTTGGTATAGAAATACTTAGTGGTATTGCTAATCCTAAAAGAGAACAACATCATGCGAATTTATGAAATAATGAACGAAACTGCAAGTGCAGGCGCAACATCAGCTGGTAGTATTGCTACAGTCTCAAATCCTCAAACAAAAGTTAAAAAGGGCAAATATGGTGCACCGGAAGCACCACAAGCGAAAAATGCAGATGGTACTGTTAAGAATGCCTTAGATATGAAGAAGAATGTTTTAGGTAGTAAGACAATAAAACGATAAATATAAAAAAGGTATTTAATTATGTCAGAAGATAAAGCAATGTTAAACATTCTACAGAACTTAAATAATGTAGGAACTTCAAACCCAAATGTTAACCCAACGACTGGTGAACAAAGTGCGGCACCGAAAAATAATGATTCAAAAGCAATGATGAACATTCTTAGTGCGTTTGACAAGGTTGCTCCTAAAGATCCTAGTGCTCAATTAGTAGCAGAAGGTTTAGATAGCAATCAAAAGAAAGCAGGTCAAGCAGATGCAACATTCAAATCTAAAAATATTTCACCAGTATTAGATTCACCTGAAAAGGATCATCCTACCAAAGGTAAATTCGTTGGCGAAGAAGAAGAAAACGAAGACGAAGTAGTTGAAGATGTTGTTACTGCTGAAAAGTCGCCATCGTTAGTTGATATTCTACGCAGCATGGATGAAACCGAAGAAGATATTAAAGATCGTTTATCTAAAGAGTTCCACACAAAAGAAACAAATAAAAAACCAAAACCATTTGCTAAAAAAGCTGTAGATAACGAATTAGTTGGTGAAGCTGGAATAGACTATAGACTTAAATCTAAAACAGGTTCAACTCAAGACTTAATTAGAGATTTAAAACAAGCATTAGGCAAAGACAAGGTAGCAAAACTTCAAGTTAAACGTTCTAACTTACACGGCGGAGACTTAATAAGTTATGCATTTGAATCTGCAGAAGCAAGCAAAAACGTTGTCGCTGAGACTGGTAGTGTTCATGCATTGAAACGTGAAATTTTTTCACAGTTAAGAGAATTAGGTAACTTTGTTAAATCATCTAACGATTATGATTTATTATCAGAATGCTATAACGAATTATTAGAAGTAACATACAGCATTGGCGCACCACAACAAATGGATGAGTGGATGGTCGAAGCTATTGCATTATTAAATGACTTCTCTGTACTCAACGAAGATTTTGACTGGGAACCACAACCAGAGTTTGCAGGTGCAGCAGTTAAACAAGATGATCGTCATCGTTCAGAAAGAGACATTGCTGATAAAATACAAAAAATGTGGGTTATGTTATTAAAACAATATAAAGAATATCCAGATGCAAAACGCCGCAGAGATTCATTACAGCAAATCAAAAAAGTAGCAGGTGTTGCCGGACGTAAGGGCATTGAATTAGACCCAGCTCCACAAGCAATAGGATTAAAAGGATTTTAATGAAACTGTTTGACCTAGGTGAAGCATACGAAACAACCATTAACATAATGGATCCTAAGACTACGGCTGCATTACGCAAAGGCCGTGCTAAGTATGCTTATGCCAAATCTGATTTGGAAGCCTTTGTTAAAATGGTCGATGACGACTACAAAGGCACAGAAAAAGAACTATACAAACAAGCAACACGCATTAATAACTTAGAACGTTCAAGTGATCACTATAAGAAACGTATTCAGGATTTAACTGCTGATGTTAAAGCATTACAACGCAAGGTAGATAAACTAAAATGAAATCGTTTGAATTCCTAAACGAAGACGAAGGCAACTTAACTATCCGAAATCCTGACGCAGCGAGAACAATCAAAAAGGCTCGTGCTAAGTATGCTCACGCTGATACTGATGTAGAAGCATTAGCTAACTTACACCACGATGAACAATCAGACGACGAACAAGATATTACTTCTATGCAACATCAGTTAGATAGTCAAGACGAAACTATCCAAAATATCTTAAATCGATTAGACCAAATCGAGCAAACACCTCTAAAATAAATTGACATACCCAAGCTATTCAACTATAATTATACTTTAGATTATAGGAGAATAGCATGTCTAAAACTTTCAATTCAGAAGAAAAAGCAAAACTTACACACCTTGTAAATGAGGGTTGCGGTGTACTTGGAGAAATCGAAGTATTACGTGGCGGCCTTACTGACACCATTAAAGCAATTGCAGAAGAAATGGATGTTAAACCAGCAGTATTAAAGAAAGCAATTAATACAGCATATAAATCAAACTTCCATCAAGCACAGGAAGATTATGATTTGCTTGAAACAATTCTTGAAACGGTGGGCAGAACTCAATAATGAGTTATGTTGACGCTATACACGATCGTGAACATGATCGTATTAAAATTGTAGAAAGATCAAAAGATGGGCAGAGATTATTCAAAGAATATCCTGCCGACTATGTATTTTATTACCCATCAGCAAAAGGGAAATACATAAGTCTTTATGGAACACCAGTATCGAAGTTTTCATGTAGAACTGGCAAAGAGTTCCAAAAAGAAATTAAAATGCATTCAGGTCAACAATTGTTTGAATCTGATATTAATCCTATCTTTAGGTGTATAGAAACAAACTATAAAGATGTTGACTCACCCAAACTACAAACAGCGTTTTTTGATATCGAGGTGGACTTCCACCAAGAAAAAGGTTTTGCACCAACAGACGATCCGTTTAATAAGATTACTGCTATCACAGTATATTTAGATTGGATGGAAAGTCTTATTACATTGGCGGTGCCGCCAAAAACATTATCAGTCGAAGAAGCACAAGAAATGTGTAAAGAGTTTCCTAATACATTTATCTTCGAACACGAACGTGATATGTTATTAACCTTTTTGGATATAATCGAAGACGCCGACGTGTATAGCGGCTGGAACAGCGAAGGCTTTGATATACCATACACAGTAAATCGTATTACACGAGTATTAAGTAAAGACGACACTCGTAGATTATGTTTGTGGGGTATGTTACCTAAGAAACGTACATTTGAACGGTTTGGTGCAGAACATATTACATATGATACAGTTGGTAGGGTTCATATGGATTATATGCAACTGTACAGAAAATATACATATCACGAAATGCATTCTTATAGCTTAGATGCAATTGGTGAATATGAACTTGGCGAGCGTAAGGTAGAATATGAAGGCACACTTGACCAACTATACAACCAAGACTTTTACACGTTTATTGACTATAACAGGCAGGACGTTGCGTTACTTGCTAAACTGGATGAGAAACTCAAGTTCCTTGATTTAGCAAACGAACTAGCTCATGCTAATACTGTATTGCTTCCTACAACAATGGGCGCGGTGGCGGTAACAGAGCAAGCCATCATCAACGAAGCACATGAACGCGGAATGGTAGTACCAGATCGTAAACGCCACGACAAAGAAGATACACAAGCAGCAGGTGCTTATGTAGCATACCCTAAAAAAGGTGTACATAAATGGATTGGGTCGGTTGACTTGAACTCACTGTATCCATCTGTTATTCGTGCATTGAACATGGCTAATGAAACTATTGTAGGACAACTACGTCCTATAATGACCAACAACTACATTAAAAAGAAACAAGAGCCGACGTTTAGAAATGGTAAGAAATATGTAGGTGCTTCGTTTGCAGCAGCCTGGGAAGGATTGTTTGGTACATTGGAATATACAGCAGTTATGGATCGCAGAACAGATACAGAAATTACTGTCGATTGGGTTAACGGCGAAGAAAGCGTACATACTGCAAAAGAGTTACATGACCATATATTTAACGAGAATACCAATTGGTGTATAAGTGCAAATGGTACCATCTTTACATACGAAAAGAAAGGTGTTGTTCCAGGGTTACTAGAACGTTGGTATGCCGAACGTAAAGAATTACAAGCAAAGAAAAAAACAGCAAGCGATAAAGAAGAAATTGCTTTCTGGGATAAACGACAACTCGTTAAAAAGATTAACCTTAACTCTTTATATGGTGCTATCCTAAACCCACATTGTAGATTTTTTGACCCTAGGATAGGACAAAGCACAACGTTAACAGGGCGAGCAATTGCTAAACACATGGACGCTTATGTTAATCAATGTTTAACAGGAGAATATGATCATGTTGGTGAATGCATCATATACGGCGACTCAGTTACAGGCGATACTACATTAAACACCAACAAAGGCAACATATCCATAGAAGATTTATACAATCAGATTCAATACAAGGTAGAGCAAGATGGCGGTAAAGAATATGCCATACCCACAGAAGCACAACATGATCTAAAGGTGCTTGGTTATAATGCTCATGAAGATGAGGCTGTATTTGGAGCGATCAACTATGTGATGCGTCATAAAACATCCAAACAACTATACAAGGTCACAATGGAAGATGGTAGTTCTATAACCGTTACAGAGGATCATAGTTTAATAGTTGATAGAGACGGATTTACAATAGAAGTTAAACCTACAGAATTGCAGGATGATGACTTAATTATCTCTATAGATTCTTAATCTTTTTGAGGGCTTTTGCTTTTTTGACTTGAGCAGGTGTAAGTTCGGGAATAGGCTTTTGATGGCCAGACATAACATCATTGTTATAGTCTGCGTCATCTTTAACAACCTTTTTTGTGACTTCTTTAATTCGCATAAAACTATTTATTTAGAAAGATAAATGATAAATAATTGTATGCGGATAGGAGAAGCACCATAATGCCAAAATGTTTAGAATGTGGTTTTACAGCACCAAGATTACAATGGACTCACTTTGCTTACAAGTGTACAGGAAAGTTTAAGAATGGAACAGAATATAAACAAGCATATCCAAATGCTCAGTTAGTTGATGCGGAATTAGCAAAGAAAACAGCGATAACACGAGATAATCTCGTCGAGAAATACGGAAAAGTAGAAGGTGAAAAAGCATGGCAAAACTATGTCGAAAAACAACGCAAGTCGAACTCGTACGAATATAAAAAAGAACGATATGGTTGGAGCGAAGAAGAATTTAAGGAATTTAACCGTTCTCGTGCTGTTACGTTAGAGAATTTAATATCTAAATACGGAGAGGAAGAAGGATCGCAAAGATGGATTGCCTATTGTGATAGACAAGCATATACTAACACTAAAGAATACTTTATTGAAAAATATGGTGTAGAAGAAGGTAACCAAAAATATATAGAAATATGCAAGGGTAAATCACATACAATAGATTCAATCCAAAATAGACATAATTGTTCAGTAGAAGAAGCCGTGCAAATACGAAGTGAATACAATACTGGCGGTTATGTAAGTGATTTAGAATTAGAGTTTATTAAACAAATAGAATTAAATTTAGGAGAAACTTTAGAATATTCTGCCAATACCAAACAATATTGTGTGTATGCTAACAATAAACCAAATTTCTACGATATTGTACATAAAGGACGAGCAATAGAGTTTAATGGTGATTATTGGCATTGCAATCCAGAGAAATATAGTGTAAACTATTATCATAGTCAGGCAGATTTACTTGCCGAAGATATTTGGAAAAAAGATAAAGAAAAAATTGATGCGTTATTCAAAGAAAGAAGTATTCCTACTTTAGTGATATGGGAATCAGAATTTAAGAATAACATAAAAGAAACTATAGAAAGGTGTATAGAATGGATAAAGACAGACAAGTAGTATGTGATATCGTTAGCGAAATGCTTGATCACCCTGATGAGCATGGTATTTACCCAACCACAACAGCATACTATAAATTAGTAAATTATATAGAACAAGAAAGAATTCAAGCATTAGGGTGGGCAATCGCGGAATGCTGTACGACTTTAGACAAAGGTGATGATCCTAGATTCCACGACTTGTCAGAAATATTATCTAGAGCAATTCAAGATTTGAGCGTAAACGATGGGAACTAAATCTTGGTTACCACAATATCATTATGCCGCAGATCTAAGATTATTTCCAACAGAACTTGCAGCCGAACTAGCTCGCGGAGGTGACGACAAAATAAATGAATTTATCTCATGGTCACATCAAATGTATCAAAATTACGAAAAGATGGTTGCAAGACATGATCATCTGATAAAAGAATTACAGATATGCGAGCATACCGTTAAACTATTACAGGTAAACGATAATGAAACTTAAAGAATATATAGAAGGTCTACAAAAAATTATAGACAATAACCCAGATTATGCAGAATTAGAAGTATGTGCTTCTATCGATGACGAAGGCAATGGTTATAATCCAATTTATTTTGCACCGACAATAGGACATTGGTCTGAAGACGATGAGTTCTTTCCAGAAGAATATGCAACAGACGAAGAACTACCAATTAATGTTGTATGTGTGAATTAAGATGAAGTGGGATAATACAGCAGAATTAAAAAATACCAGACGATCAGAATGGTATACATCTCCACCACCACCAAGGGACATGATCAACGAAGCAGGTAAGTGGTGTAGAGAACATGACTCAGATGGCAGATTCTATAACCACTATACCAATACCAGATGGTGGTTCGAAAAAGAAGAAGATGCTATATGGTTTAGATTAAGGTTTTCAAAATGATTGAATTAAAAAGACAACGAGTTAAATCCGTAGAAAAGTTAGATACAACAGAGGAGTATGTTTATGATGTGTCAATGGCTGACCAGGATCCGTTCTTTTTTGCAAACGGATCGCTTGTACATAACACTGACTCGGCTTATTTCTCTGCTTGGCCGGTTGTCAAGGAGGCAGTTGAGAGAGGAGATCAAGAATGGAACACTGATGTTGCGATCGCGTTATACGACGAGCTTGGGCAACAAGTCAATGACTCCTTTCCTGCGTTTGCTAAGAGGGCATTTCATTGTCCACAATCGTACGGTGAAATTATTGCGTGTGGACGAGAAGTGGTTGGCAGTAGTGGACTTTTTATTACGAAAAAGCGATATGCTATTATGGTGGTTGATGACGAAGGCGAACGCAAAGATGTAGATGGTAAGCCAGGCAAAGTAAAAGCAATGGGCTTAGACCTTAAACGCTCCGACACGCCAAAGGTAGTACAAGACTTTTTGAGCAATATTCTAAATAGTCTACTAACAGGTTCAACTAGAGAAGAATTAATCGAAGAAATTAAAGAATTTAAGAATGAATTCCACGAAAAGCCTAGTTGGGAAAAAGGAACACCAAAACGTGTTAACAACTTAACCAAATACGGTAATATGGAGAAAGCGCAAGGTAAAGCTAACATGCCCGGGCATGTACGAGCAGCATTAAATTGGAATACTTTACGCAAAATGAATAATGATAATTATACCATGCAAATTGTAGATGGTATGAAAACCATTGTATGTAAATTAAAACAAAATCCGTTAGGATGGACTAGCATCGGTTATCCAACAGATGAAGCACACTTACCCGAGTGGTATAAAGAGTTGCCGTTTGATGATAACTTAATGGAAAGTACAATCATTGATCAGAAGGTTGACAATCTATTAGGTGTACTAGAATGGGATTTGGCAGCAGCAACTGATACTAGCAATACATTTGAAAGTTTATTCGAGTTTTGAAAATGAAATTAAGTGATTTAGTAAGTTATCGTACAGCAGTTGAGCAATGGCACGTCAATGAGTTAACACAATATGTTAATACTGAATTATCTAAAATTTTAGGTGATGTATCAGCACAAGATATTGGGTTAGCTTGTGACCAAACAGATATGGTTGGTATGGGAGCCAAAATAACTCAACACCTCAATGAGTTTGATAAAATGTTAGAACAATATAAAAGTGATATGTCTGACATTATTTACGAACTCGAAAAACCATTAATTCAACAAAGTTACGAGTGGTACGATACTGCTAAAGAGCATGATACTCACGAGTATGTTAAAGAACGATATCAAAACTTTCCATGTATTAAACGAGACAAGGTTAAAGAACACTTTATAGGCCGGCTCGAGACTCATGCTGATTGGAAACGATCAGCATTATTTATTAGACCAGAATCTGGAGAATTTGTTGATCCATTGATAACATGTACTCCGTTGTATATTGGTGATACTCATATGTCATTGTTTGATGAAGTTAAACAACTATGGACTCCTGAGTTTCAGAAAAGAATTAGATATCTTAATATAGAAGAAACACGTGATCATAAGGTACATAATGTGCCAGAGAATCAACTTGGTCTAATTGTTCTTTATGATTATTTCAACTATATGCCACTTGAAGCTATCGAAGATTATCTAATAGAACTAAAAAGATATCTAAAGCCTGGTGGAATTATTGTGTTTACATATAATGATTGCGATTATACTGCTGGTGTACGCAATGCAGAAAATATGATGAACACATATACACCTGGTAGATTATTAAAGGTATTATTAGAAAAACTTGATTTTGAATTACTTAATCAAGTTAATTATCCAGACGACAATGTTGCTTGGTTTGAAGTTAAGGTACCAGGCGAATTAACATCAGTGCGTGGTGGTCAAGAATTAGCACAGGTTATTACGGATCCATCCAAAGTAATCTAAATACGTTGACATATATGTTACGTGACACTATAATAAATTATTAAATAGGAGAATTTTAAATGCGTGATTACTTACTAGACTTAGTAGAGCACACTTATGATTTAGGAGTTATCGACCTAATCAAAATCACAGGTTCAGATAAAGAAACAATAGTCGACGGTCTTGCAGAAGATCGTTCTGTTGTAATTAGTGCAGAGTTTGCTAATCCAATTGCAGAATTTATCGGCACATTTGGTATGCCTAACTTGGGCAAACTTAAAATCTTACTTGGCTTAGAGCCATATCGCGAAGATGCAAACATTACAATTAAACGTCAAGACCGCAATGGTGAAGAAATGCCAGTAGGCATGCACTTCGAAAACGATGCAGGTGACTTTAAAAACGATTATCGTTTTATGGTTAAAGAAATCATCGACGAAAAACTTAAAGCAGTTAAATTCAAAGGTGCAAGCTGGAATGTGGAGTTCGAACCAACTATTGCAGGTATTCAGCGTATGAAAATGCAGGCCACAGCAAATAGTGAAGAAGTCACTTTTAAATCAAAAACAGAAGATGGTAACTTAAAATTCTATTTTGGTGATCATTCTACACACGCAGGTGAGTTTGTATTCCAGACTGATATCACCGGCAACTTAAAACAAGAATGGTTATGGCCAGTTGCACACTTTATTAAGATTATGGATTTAACAGGTGACAAAACTGTTAGATTTAGTGATCAGGGTGCATGTGAAATTACTGTTGATAGTGGTATTGCAACTTACACATATATCTTACCAGCGCAGAGTAAATGATAAAAGAACTCACCTTTGCAATGTTAAAAGAAAAGGATGGTGGTGAAAATCTAAGACGACTATTAGCCACCAGAGTTAAATCACAATGGCCATATAAAGTACGTTTTGATTTTCATTCTCATACAACAGAAGAAATAGAAGACTGGTGTGCAGAACATTGTGAAGGTAGTTATTATATTATGCCCGGTGCCTGGACATCAATTATACACTTAGAAAGCGAGAAAGATGCTACACTAGCAAAACTCAAATGGAGTTACGATGATAAAACTTAATTCATATTCGCAAATGATTAATGTAGACAGGATACAAGATTACAGTACAAGTGACGGAATGCCCGGTATCGAAGTTACTATTAACGATAATCCTACTTTTATGCAACGATTTACTGACTTGGAAAATAAAGTTCTTCTAATAGAAGCCGAGAGAATGCGAGATCAAGCATTAATTAAAAAACATCCAGCAATACAGGATGCATGGGAACAATTCCAAGTTATGCTTACATTAGCAAAAGAGAAAGAAAAGCATGAAGAGGAGCCTGCACCATGAGCGTTAAAAGTCCTTACGAAGGAGATTGGTGGCAGCAGTCATTGACAATAGATTATGATGAGTATCGTAAAAACATATCCCGTGACGAGTTCCGTAAACAACACGAAACATCATTCCGCGGTAGTAGACATAATGTAGATCCAGTAACTTATGAAGTAATCAATCGTATGGATTATATAGTTAAACGGCTGGATATGCTCGACGAACGTATGCGAGCTCTAACTGAAGTAGTATTAGATGAAGCAGAGTTAATCGAATCCAACCCAACGTTACTAGATATGTTTAAGCAGTTACAAGCAACCAAAAAGTTGGTAAAATAATGCCATATACTGTAGACGGTGATTATGTTGAATATGGATTCGATGGTTACGACCAAGATGGTGATCCTGTATATAAAGCACCTAAGACCGGCGATGATATGAGACCTATTATCTATAGTTTAATGGATCGTGTTAATGCACTAGAACAAATGTTTTTGGATGCACACGAAAACAATCCTGCATTAAAAGATGCATGGGAAAAATATTTAACTATTAGAAATTTATCTAAATAATAGCATTAATAAACAATATTTGTTATAATAATATTATGAACACAGACTTAACAACAGAACAAAAAGATTATGCAATATACTTGCCTGCTATTAGTTCCTTTTACGCAACGTATATAGGAAAGCAGCAAGCAGAAGAATATGTTCCGCATACACGAATGCCAAATGGTATTCCAGAAATGGAGATGCTTAATTTCTTCAATGACAAAGAAGGGTTATTCCAATACAAATGGGGATTATATTCTGCAGGTCATGCCAACTTAGATCTTACTAAAGATGTACCTGGTGAGTACATGATTCGCAATCGTGACAATCATACTACACTATTAGCAGACTCAGGTGGATTCCAGATTGCTAAAGGTGTGTGGGAAGCAGATTGGAAGAACATGGATAAGAAAGCACAGAAGTATCGTTCTACAGTGCTTAAATGGTTATGTCAAGTAAGTGATTATAGTATGACACTTGATATACCAACATGGATTGTACATAACCCAGAGAGTGTTGCTAAAACAAATATTCACACTGTACAAGATGCTATCGACGTTACAAAAGCAAATCATGAATACTTTATGGAAAATAGTTTCAATGATGCTAAATTCTTAAACGTACTACAAGGATCTAATCATGCAGATGCCGATGAGTGGTACGAGATAATGAAGGAATATAATGACCCAACAAAACACAAAAACTACTTCCGAGGATGGGCAATGGGGGGTGCTAATATGGCTGATCCCCATCTTGCTCTTAAGCGTATTGTCACTATTATACATGACGGTCTCCTCGAAACAGGAAAACACGACTGGATGCACTTTTTAGGAACAAGTAAACTTGAATGGGGAGCATTGCTTACCTCTGTCCAAAGAGCAGTACGTCGACACCACAATCCCAATTTTACTATATCCTTCGACAGCGCAAGTCCATTTCTAGCAACTGCTAACGGACAACTATATACACACACCGAAACTGACTTCCACAAGAAATGGAAGTTTAACATGGATCCAACTGCTGATAATAAAGCCTATGCTCATGTCACAGATAGCTTCCGTGACGTTGTTATACGTGATGGTATCCATCCTCGGTTTGATGATAGTCCTATCAGTGAGAAATTAGCAATCAATGATATTTGTGTATATGCACCTGGTGACCTAAATAAGATTGGCAAGGAAGGTAAAACAAGCTGGGATTCATTTAGTTATGCATTAATGATGGGTCACAATGTATGGCATCATATTAATGCTGTACAGCAAGCAAATAGAGCATATGACAATGGTTGCTATCCATCAATGCTTATTGCCAACGATGGAACTACAATAACCGATATCATTGACGCTGTATTTGCTGCACCAGATTATGAAGATAGATTAGCAATACTAGATTTCTATCACGACACGTTTATGCGAATTGCTGGAGCACGTGGTATGGGTGGTAAGAAAGCTGTTAATGCTCAGACTATGGCAGACCAATTTGATATTCCTACATTAGTAGTCGAGAAACCTGCTCCACGTGAACACACTGTTGTTTCAGACCAAACGTTTGAATCATTATTTGAGGTATAAAATGGATAGAATGAATGTAAAATACTTTACAGGTATCGAAGTAGAAAACACACCAATGCATGGTAAAGAAACATTGTTTATTGTTGGGGTTCCTAACCAAGCAGAAATCGAAGACGTACTAGCTAATGCTAATATGCCAACTATAGAACACTTATACTTCGCAGCAAATCAGAGTTTTAGATTAACAGAAAGTTTAGAACTTTATGATCAATGGATGGAATGGGATAAACCTATTAGGCATTTTCTTGATCAAGGATATGTTTGTACATTAGATATTCCCGTTCAACACATGACAGACTTGCTCGAATCGTCATTGGTAGAGTATAATAACTTTATACCAATGATCGCTGTTAGAATGGAATACATTGACCAACTTGGTTACAATGCTGTTCTTAAAATAGATGACGATCCCGAAAAACAAACTAATCCAGGTGTATGGGTTCATAGCGTAAGAGATTTAATGGATCGTAGTACCTTCACACACTGGAGTGAATATACAGGCGATATAGAAGTATGAGTGATATAGACAACGCAAGAGCACAAGCACAGTTTGATATAATACAACATCGTAGAAACGGTGCCAGTAAAATGATATGGGTTACTTTCCAAAGAGAAGGTATTCATAAATTTCCGGCAGCAGCAACTGATCCTAACCTAGCAACAGGCGATGAATATGATGTTAGCTTTTTAGCTCATCCGCATAGACATACATTCCATTTTAAAATTGGCATTACAGTACACCATGACGATAGAGAAATTGAATTTATACAATTCAAACGTTGGTGCGAGAATATATTTGATAATGGTATTTTACAATTAAACTATAAATCATGCGAAATGTTAAGTGATGATTTGTTTGTTACTATTGCAGAAAAATACCCCAACAGAGAAATTTGGATTGACGTATCCGAGGACAATGAAAACGGATCGTTTGCTATCTACCATGTTGGCTGAACCTATTGCGATATATTATGTTCCGGGTATGTTTGGCTCGACGTTAGAATATATAATTCGACGTTTTTCAACAGAATATAATATAGAACAATGTAATGTTCTTAAGAATGGCTCAATGCATGGATTTACAAAAGAATGTCATTTATCGGAAACAAACGACATAATAAATTTTCAAGGACATAGAAATATATTAACACCAACATATCCGCATAGAAATCAATCATTGTCAGATATGGTGTCAATTTTAAATGATCGATTACATTCTAAAAACATTTACGTTTATGCCAACAATTTCAGAGATGCTGAAATAAACATGCTATTTCAATTTTATAAAATCTCTGAATCGGGCATAGGTCTTGGTATATTTTTCGACGACTTAACTGATAATATTAAGAATTGGAATTTAGAGTATAACCATTGGTCAGATATGCAACATTGGGAACTTAGAGAATTGTTCTCTCTATTTTATAGTGATTGGATTAACGAATGGATTAACTCAATCAATCAAATCAATGATGAATCATTGAAAATAACAAACCATGATATTTTACACAATACCAAAGAAATCACAATTAAACTTTTTGATTATTTAAAATTAACATTAACCAATGAACATGAGTTAACTGAGTTTATAAATGAATGGAAAAGTAAACAATTATACATACAAAAAGAATACTACTTATTAGATTCTATAATACTGAATACTCTACAAAATGTAGATTATAGTTGGAAAAAATTATCATTGATTTCCGAAGCAATTATACAGAACAGATTAAGAATAATTGGTTATGAAATTAAATGTGATGGATTAAATGATTTTCCAACTGACTCAAAATTACTTTACAACCTACTAGTAAAGTGTTAATATTAAACTTTAATAACAAAACTCTTAGAGGAAATATAAAAATGGCTAAAACAAGAAACGTTCGTGTAGAAGATGTCTTTAACGACCTGGAAGCATACTCGCAGTTCTGTAAGGACTATGGTTATAAAATCCGTCTGGATGATCTATATAACATGAAATCTTATCCATTCCAACAGTTTAACAAAATGAAACAAGGTAAAAACTTCAAAGACCAGTGGAGAGCAGATGCAGCTCGATTTGGTCGTCGTATTCAGAAATAAGGAAACACAATGAGAAAACTATTCTACATGGGCCTCGAAGCATATGAAGGCCGCTATACATTACAATTACAAGATTGGTCAGAACGTGCGTTTAAAAGACGCGGTATTGATTATGAAATTGTTACCGGTCAAGAAATTGACAACACTAAATCAATCCAGGTAGGACAAGTTCTCGACGCTCACGGGCGGTCTTTCTTTTCGATGTCGCAAATGATGAATCTCGTGCAGATGATGCGAAATGGTGAGGTTACTGGTGAGGATGCTATCTTTTTCGAAGATATGTTTACTCCTGGTATCGAGTCACTAGGCTACATCATGAATCAAATTGATGCGAAAGATCGTCCTAACATTTATGCTCGCTGTTTGGCACAACGAGTAGACCCAGATGACTTTGTTCATGTATGGGGTATGGATTGGATGGATAACTTTGAAGATATGGTTAACGCAATTCCAAACATGCATATCTTAGCAACAAATGAAGAAATGATTGCTAATATGAAAGTGGCCCGTTGGAAAGCACCTTTATATAACATTAGTGGTCTAGCGTTTGGCAAAGAAGAAGTACAAGAACGTGCTGGTGATAACCGTCCTACTTTCGAAATGCGTGAACGTAGAGTTTGCTTTGCAGCACGTTGGGATCAGGAAAAACAGCCAGACTTCTATATGGATCTTATTGAAAGCTGTTATGAAGATGAAGCAGACATTAGCTTCGCGTTAATGCAAGGTGGACCTTTAAGAAGTAACAATCACAAGTATATCGAACGTGCTCGTAAGTTAGAAGCAGAAGGTAAACTTACAATCTTTGAGAACTTAAAGAAAAATGAATACTATTCTATCTTGGCGAACAGTCGTGTACTCTTTAATTGTGCTTTGCAAGACTGGGTATCAAATACTGTCTCCGAAGCTGACGCGCTGGGTACAAATGTATTATATCCGGCGTACAGATCGTTTCCAGAAACGTTCGCAAACGACGAAGAGCGTATGTACGTTCCTTGGTCAATAACTGATGCTAAAAACAAGTTATATGATCTAATCGAGGAGCCACATCCAAGAGTAGGTACTATTAGTGATTGGACTAATGGTACGATCGATCGTTGCATTGACATTATGGAAGGCAAAGGTGATCATTGGCTAAGAGCCAATAACCGTTATAGAGATTATTGTTCGGAATCAAAATATGCCTAGTATGTTTAATCTAAATGATATTGATTTAAGTCATTACAACTTATACATGACTGATTATGCTATATCTATAGTCAATGGCGATCCTAGTGGAATAGCCGGACCCATGGGTAGCGAGATTACAATGTCGTTTAGATGTCCGGATGCATACAATCCAACATACGACGAGTTCTTAAAAGACTTAACTATGTTGAATAAAATAAAAGGTAATACAGACCCGCGTGTTACAGATTTGTATGACCAAATGATAACAATGATGGCGTTAACTAGTGAGACTTGATAATTATACAATTTGTGTTACAGGTGGTTTAGGTTATATTGGTAGTCATACTGCTAAAGTATTAAAATCAGCAGGTGCCAATGTAATTGTCGTAGACAGACGAGAAGTTCCACAAAATAAAGTAGAAGGAACTACTTACATTAAAGGTGACTACGGTAATCCATTAATTCTAGAAAGATTAAAAAATCTTAATATCGACGGTATTGTACATTGTGCTGGTACTAGTTTAGTTGGGCCTAGCTTAGAAGATCCATCTGAATACTACTATAACAATGTTGTTAAAACTATTAAGATGTTAGATGCTTTTAACTATCTCGGCATGAAGCCATTCATTGTGTTTAGTAGTAGTGCAGCCGTGTATGGTGATAACAACTGTCTTATTACAGAAGGTGCTTATCTCGATCCAATTAATCCATACGGCAATACTAAGATGATGATAGAGAAGATATTGGCAGATTATAGTAATGCCTATGGGTTTAAATACTTTGCATATAGATACTTTAATGCTGCCGGTGCTGATCCGTGGAGCAGTGACTTAGGACCTGAAGAAAATGATACACACATCATACCCAGAATATTTGAAGCGTATCAACAAAAAAAGCCATTCCATCTCTACGGCAGAGATTATAATACCGCTGATGGCACTTGTGTTCGTGATTATATTCATGTTGCTGATCTTGCTTTAGCACATCTTAGAGGATGCATTGAATTAGGAGCAGGGTCAGAGTCTAAGGTATATAACCTTGGCACAGGCACAGGATATAGTAATCAAGAAATCATTGATGCATTCATAGATGAAGTTGGTGCAGTTGATATCACAGTAGAAGATCGACGCGAAGGTGATCCGGATAGTTTAGTTGCTGATGCTTCTTTAATCCAAGAAGAATTAAATTGGCGCGCAGAATTTAGTGACTTAAATACGATCATAAAAACATTCAAAGACTTCTATGAGAAATATAACAGATTACGATAATCCATTTGACGCTATTCGCGAATTCGAAGTAGCATTAGCTTATTATACAGGAGCTCCATATGTTATTACAGTCGACTCTTGCACTCATGCCATCGAACTATGTTTGCGATATCTCGAGGTTAAAGTAGCAAACATTCCATCTAAAACATATCTAAGTGTTCCAATGACAATGCATAACTTAGGTATCAAATATACATATAGAGATGAAGATTGGCGTGGACAGTATAACATAAAAAATACACCAATTTGGGATAGTGCTAGAAAAATGGAAGCCGGTATGTATATGTGGAACAATTTTCAATGTGTTTCATTTGGACGTACTAAACCAATCGAAGTAGGCAGAGGTGGTGCTATATTATGTAACAGTGCCGAAGCATACAATTGGTTAAAGCCAATGACTTATGACGGACGCTGGTTATTTCATAGTCCCTGGGAAAAACAAAAAGTATTCCATGCAGGTTATCACTATATGATGCGTCCAGAAGAATGTGTCGAAGGGTTAAACAAGTTAGAAGCAAATGACTTCACAGAACAATTAGACAAATATTATGAGTATCCAGAATGTAAGGACATTCATATAGTTGACTAAATAAGATTGTAACACAAAGGTTACCAAAACAATTTACAATTCGTAGCAGTAATGCTATACTAGACAAATAACGTGTAAGGAAAGTTAATTATGTCATTCAATAAAACAAAATGTGACCCTGAGTTGGGTCAAGAAATTCACAAACACTTAGTAAAATGCGGAGTTGAAACTCCAACTAAACAAACAGCACATCCAGATTATGAAGGGTTAGATCGTAAGACTAAAATCGACATTATCGAAAATAAATTCCGTGAAATTATGGAAACACTTGATCTCGATATGACAGATGATAGTTTAATGGATACACCCAAACGAGTTGCAAAGATGTACTGCAATGAAATCTTTTGGGGTTTAGATTACGAAGCATTTCCAAAATGTACCGTAATCGAAAACAAGATGGGCTATGACGAAATGGTTTGCGAGACTGGTATTAATGTCCAATCAAACTGCGAACACCACTTTGTAGTCATTGATGGTTTTGCTACAGTTGCATATATTCCGCGTAAGAAAGTATTAGGTTTATCTAAGATGAATCGTATTGTAGAATACTTTAGCAAACGTCCACAAGTACAAGAACGTCTCACTGAACAAGTATATCATGCATTACAATATATTCTAGAAACAGATGATGTTGGTGTAATGATCAATGCTCAACACTATTGCGTTAAATCACGTGGCGTAGAGGATGTTAATTCATCAACTATTACTAGCAAGTTAGGCGGTGTGTTTAAAACAGATCGTGGCACACGCGAAGAGTTTTTAGCAATCGCTAGACAATATTAAGGAGAAAGTTATGTCATTGATAAATCAGTATAGAGACCTATCAGCAAAAGAAAGACAAGTCCCAAAACCTGGCCCATTGGTTGAGGAACTAACACACGAAGACGCTCAAATGCTTCATACATTTCGACGTATTAGAGAACGTGATGAAGAAGCTAACTATCTCGAAAAACAGTTACGGAAACAAAATGTAGCTGTTAAAGATGCATGGGAACAATACCAAACAATTCTCAATTTGGCAATAATCGAAGAGAAGAAAAATGCTTCAGAAGAAATGGCGCAAATGGCAGAAGCATCGTCTCCAGGGATATAATTATGAAATGGTTAAAACGTAAACTCTATAAATGGGTTACCGAAGGCGACAAATACGAAAACCAGATTGGTAGAGATTGTGGTATAAATGAAGCCAAGGTTCGGCCAGCACCGGCAGCAGAAGAATATGAATTGACACCAAACCTGCGTATGAATATCATTAATGCAATTGGTGGTAAGATAGTTAGGTTCATTGGTGATCACGATCACCAAAAAGATCGTAGAAACGAAAAACTTTATATCATCACAGACGAAGAAGACTTTAACGAATCACTATCTAAAATTATAACAATGGAGAGTATGAGATCATGATTAACACAGCAGTATTATTTGCCGGACTAGTAGCAGCGGTTATTGGTGGCATTATTGTGTTTATTAAACTTGTTAAAGGACACGTAGATTGAAATTTGCAGTTATAGGATTTGGCTTTGTTGGAAAAGCAATACATACAGCATTGCGGAACAAGCATGATGTATATATTGTTGATCCACTTAGCTTGCAAGTATCGCCTAAATATCATGCAGCAATAGAAGCAATCACTGACGTTATTGATGGTTATATACTTTGTGTTCCTACACCAGATAACGAAATTGGTCGTTGTGATGATCACTTGGTATATGAGTATGTGCGAAAGATTACAGAAATAAATCCCAAAGCACATATTCTTATTAAGAGTACAACATCAATAGAAACACTAGATGCTTGTCAACAAATTAATCCCAAGGTAACATTTTCACCAGAGTTTCTTAGAGGTAGTATAAGTGTCGACCCTACACAAGAGTTTCTTAAACAAGACTTTGCTATATTCGGTGGCAATGATGGACGCTGGTGGTATGAGGTTTTCTCGGAACTATTACCTATTAAAGAAGTTCGATATCTAGATATTAAATCTGCAGGGTTTTTAAAGTATGCAGAAAATAGTTTCTTAGCAGTTAA